GTCGTGATTTCAGTTCCTCTACCACCTTCTCTTCTAGGAAGCCAAAAGTCTTCCATCATACTCATAAATTTTTTATCATCACGAACTTCACCAGTTTGTGCATTGTAACTTAACTTATTACGATAACGATTCATGACTTCACGAAGATATTGCTCTGCCTTTACTTTTGGAAGATTACCAACATCAATATAGAAAATTCTACGTTCTGGTGCTCTCGATAATCGATAAATGACAAGAGAATCTTCAATCATTCTCAATTGATTAAGAGATTTAATTGCTTTATGTAAATACGAAAGGACGGTTCCCTTATTTCTATCAACTAAACCTGAAGTGCAGTAAGTAATAGAATCTTTTGCTATTTTCACGACTGACTTTTGAGTTCCACCAGATTGGAAAGTATTAGATGCTGGTGTCGGAGTCGGATTGTATGTAAAATATTCTTCTATTTCTGGTGAAGTTAATTTTAATTCTTCGGATCTTGGATTATTGGCAAGAGTATTAGATTTCTTTTTTTCCTGACGAATATATTTAATTTTTAATGGATCAATGTATCTTAAATCTTTAATTCCTTCCTGAGGATTTTTTACATCAATAACTTTTAAATAATATAATCTTCCATCAACATACCAGTTTCTAAAAATTTCATGAGACTTTTTATCAAAATCTAAAATTTCTTTAATATATTTAAATTCTCTTCTAATTGCTGTCTTTAATTTGTCACTTGCATTTAAATTAGAGAGTTCTATCTCAATAGGAGAATCGTACAGATCACTAACAATAGCTTCGTTAACAACATCCTCAATAGCACCGTCACATTCTGGATGAAGTGACATTTCACGATATCTTTTTATTAAGTCAGATTCTGTTCTATATACACCCTCAATATCAACGTATTGACCATAAAATCCACTACTAATATAATGATCAACCCCGTCCTCATTATTTTGAGGAACGGGGGATACTATGGAAGGAGATTCTTTATCTTTATTATCAATTGAAAAACCAAAAAGTCTTGCCATTATAATTTTTTACTTAAACTGTTATGATCTATTTATCGAATATCTTCACCACCTGCTAATTCGGCATTACCTTTAAATGCTTCCCAATAATGAACTTGCATCTCTACAGTAAATTCTTCAATAGTGTCAGTGGTATCATAACTTAAATCAATTGTTGAAATATTGGTTGGGAAAATATCCCAGAACTTATATTTTCTGAGAACTTTTCCATCACGATCAAGTTGCTTGACGACAGCATCTTTTTGGTAAAGAGATGGATCTGTTACACCAGTTCCGTTATCAAGTTTATTGATATAATTCATCCACTTTTCCATGGCGGAACGAATAGTAAATGTGCTGTCATTAAGAATCGTAATAGTCCAAGTTTCAAATGTTCTGTCTCCGGCAATCTTCAAAATTCTTCCTCTAAAAGGAATTTCAATAGGAGCAATTGTTGATGATGGAAGTGCTGCTGCCTTGACTAAAAATCTTGCGTTTTCTACGACTTCATTAACAGCAACTGGACTTCCTTCCCCATCGGGGAATGCCAATTCTACCTCAAATAGATTTGGTCTTGCGCCACCTCCGATTAACTTACTCTTAAAATCTTTAATTGTACGTAATGGAGTGGTGTTTTGTTGATTACGTGATGGCATAGTTGTTAAACCTCTTTAATTAAACGTTACCGATTACTTCTTCAAATGAAACACCAGTTCTGGTGGCAACGAAAGTAAGACCAATGAAGTTAATTGATCTTGCTGGTTTGATGTAAATGTCTGCCACAAACTCATTATTATCTATAATTGCGGCAGTGTTATTTGTCTCATCACAAATAACAACATAATCTTGAATACCTCTCTTTGCCTGAACATCACGAAGGAAAGGTTCGACAATATTTACAAAGTTGGTTCTAGTGATTTCATCATTAAACTCAAAGAGTTGATCTCTTGCTGCTGTTTGAATTGCATCTTCGAGATAAATGAAGAGACGACGAACATTGATACGATCAAATGCCGATGCCTTAGCAAGACCAGTCTTATCACCGAACAGAATAATACCGGCACCAGGTGAGAAGATTACTGGATTAACTCTTGCCGAATACAGACGATCTCTTTGTGCCTTAGAAGGATTGTATGCCAACTTAACAGCATTGAGAATTGCTCCTCTTTCTGTTCCTGCTGGAGAGAACCATGGGAACGCATTGGCATCTGTACGAGCACAAGTTCCAGCAATGTCTCCGTTCAGTGGAACATATCGGAAGGTATCATTAAATCTATCATACATGTATTTGTATCCACTATCAAATACGGCATAAGATGTAGAGGTCAGTGGAGCATAGAAACTCAAAACATCAGTTGTAATGTCAGCATCAGATTTAATCTGAACTGCAGTATCAGAAGACTCATCAGTAATTGCTGCTCCTCTGTATGGTGAAATAAATGCAACGGCATCTTTTCTCACATTCGCAACTGCTATTACTTTTTGTGCAAGTGCCTGAGCATCTGTTTTAGCATACCCAGCAGAACCCATCAATAAGAAATCAACGGCATAAGTATCACCATTCTCAAGTAATCCATAACCGGAAGATAGGTTACCAATACTTGCCTCAAGACCGGTAGTTCCTATTCCAGTAGCACCGCCGTAATCAAGACCTTTGGAAAGTTTGGAATTAAAAGCACCAACTCCATTAAATGTAATGCCCGAAGCATTTTGGTCCCAGTCTTTATCGGTAACCGGATCGAATCCACTACCACCAGATTTATATCCAGTTGTAACAGCACCACTTGGTTCCGAACCACCAAAGATATAAGAAGAATTATCCTTCAGATACTTTCTCCAATAAGAAGGAGATCCGGCAGAGAATTCTGCATCTTTTGCTTTGGAAAGACCTAAGTGCTTCTCAAGAATTGTTCCTGCATTTCCACTGATTTTACCATCACTATCAACGACAACAACATGAACTTCATCAAATCTTGCACCTCTGGCATCACCATATGTGGTTGTTGATGGTCTATCGGCAATTTGATTCCAACTTACGGTAGTTTCTGTGGTTGCTCCACCAACAACTGCAGTTCCGGTAACTAATGTCTGAGCATCGAACCAATCAGATGCTGAAGTTACTGCTGTTGAACCATAAGAAGTTGCTGTTGCACTTGTGTGAATAGCAACTGTCGAATCTGTCTTAAACTCATAAATTCCACCAGGAGTGTAATCCTTTACAGTCTCTGTTCCTGCGGCAGAAACATGGGAAAGAACCTTAACACCTGCTGTTCCAGCACTAAGATCAACCTCTGTAACAATACCTTTTAGATATCCATCAAGTTCAGTATAAGTTCCAAGACCAACATTAAGTCTTCCGCTAACCGATTGAGTAATACCGGCACCAACTGCAAGAGTAGTGGCACTAGTAATTGTAGCAATACCCAAAACTTGGTCTGCCCTTGCATCAATAATACCAACTCTTAATCCATTGCCCCAAGATCCAGGATCTTTGGCAGCAACAGTTACATTAGTAATTGTATTCTCATCATATCCAAGTTGCTCATAGTGCTCTCTGCTCTTGATTTTTACACTAGTGGCAGAACCAATCATTCCATTTTTCATAGAATCATCATCTGCTCTTACAACTCTTAGCGATCCGCCGTATGCTAAGAAAGATGATGCAGTTAACCAGTGCTCATAGTGCTTATTTGCAGCGTATGGCTTACCAAATACGTTTAAAAGATCGTTCTCGTTTTGAACTATAGTAGGAAGTTCTACCGGACCCTGAGCAAATGGTGCTACAATAGCTCCAATTTTGTCAGAAGTTGGATCTACTCTACCAACTGTTAGGTCTACTTCTCTTACTACAATTCCAGGAGATGCTAAATTTAGTGGCATCTTAAGTCCCCTCGCAATCCAAATTTATTCTAGAAATATTTATTGTTTTGCCTATTTACAGTGGGGAAATATGAAGTGAACTACCAATCGGGATAAACATCTTTAATTCTTGGTACTGGCTCGTAGGGCATGTCTATTTTTCTAGCATTGATGATCCGTTTTTTGGTACATTCTTTACATTCATAAGAATATGATGAAGATACTGCTCCACGATCTTTTCTAGTTCTATAAAACCCATCAATCAAATTTTTTGTTTGACCACAAACTCTACATTTCCTTTCACTGAGTAATAAATGTCCTAGTTTGAATTGATCATCCAAATCCATTATGAATAATCCCACATATAACTTCTATCTCCATATTCATCAGTATACCATCTATCTCCCTGACTATCGGTAAAACTATTTTCATCTAAACCATCAGATATGAATCCAAAAGGTGCCATGTCTTGTTCTATTTGATTTCTTTGCTCTTCATATATTCTCTTACGAACATCATTATCTGTCATTTCTTTGAAATAATCTTGCTGCACCAACCAGGCAAAAATAACCAGACACATTGCCAAGTCATCATTACATCCATCTTCTGCCTCAAATGAATTATGTTTTTGAGAAAAAGTTGTCAATTCATTGATGATTTCATA